GCTCCATCATTTCCTAAAGCGAATCCTGGTATAAGATAACCATTACCATCATCAACAGTATTCCAATAAGCATTACCACTTCCATCTTTTAATAAGAAATAGGTAGATGAAGAACCTACTACTTTTATTTTTAATCTACCAAAGGCATTTGATATTGGGCTATTTGCAGATTTAAAAAACATTGAATATGTTAAATCTACAGAAGCAGAAACCTTAGGTAGATTTTCTAGCTCTACTGTGGTGCTTCCACCTCCTGATGTATATGTTATGTCTAATGTAACAAAGTCTAGTTTTGCATTTGAAGTGCTCCAATCAAAATAAGTAAAAGTAGAACCAGCACCTGTATTATATATATTATATGATTGAAAAGCTAATGGACTAGCAACGTAAACCATTAGATTGCCATTATCAATTAAATTTTTATCATAGTTTATAGTTTGAACTAAATTAATTTTATTAACACCCTTAAGCATTAATTTCATTTGACTATTGTCTATAAAATATAAACCACTTGTATTGCCTGTATAAGACTGAATAGTACTAAGAGTATTTAAGTTACTGCCACTTGATACAACCGAACCAGCTGAGCTATATTGAGTAAAATAATTATTTTCATTAGCAAATTCATTTATAGCTACTACCCACCACTTTCCACCTGATTGAAATAATCTACACCCAAAAGATTTTATTATTTTTCTCAAAACATCATAACAAGATTCATATGTATAATCTTGATTTTTAAATGTTCTTATTGGCAGATATGTTTGATTAAAAGGTTCGTATTGAGTACCTGATGATCTAGTTGTCATACCTGTAGCATAATAAGAGCATACAGTCATTAAATTAAGATTTGTAGGAAAGTTCAATGAGTTTAAAGCTGTTAGCATATAGGTCAAAAGTGACCTTACAGTATTTGTAACATTGCTAACATTTGTTGTATATATAGGAATGTTTTGTAACATACCAAGGCCATCGACAGCATTAAATGACATTTGTTTTCTACCTGTACTAAATGTTATTTGTATATTATCATTAAGTGTATATCCAACCCATTCTAAATCATCCCCTAAGAATAATTTAGCATAATATTTTCTATCATTTGTGCTAACAAAATCAGGAACATTAGCTAGGTCATCAGTAACATCTATGGTTACCCCTAACTGACTAGCAAATATTGGTTCATACGGATCATCTGAATTTGGTAAATATTGTAAATTTATATTTACTCCTTGGTATTCAATAACTGTTGGTGCAGAGGCTAAGTCCTCTTGTAAATACAAATAAGCAGTCTTATTAGCTCTTGTAGCAAACGTAAATTTATATTTATTATAATATGCCATTATGAACCTCTTCTTAAGTTTAATGATGTTTCTGACCTATTCAAAGCTAATACTAAATCAGTTCCTCTAAGTACAAATTGACCGCCACCATTACCGCCTAACATATCTTTTAATTTATCTAATGGGGCAACTACCTCAGGGTTTGATTTAGCACCAGGATATTCTCCTATTAATCCCATTGTAGGGCCACTTACAATACCACCATTAGCAAACGCTGTAGCACCTCCTACGTTTTGCTTTTTACTAATTTTTGATTTTAGAAAAGCACCTGCAGCAACCGCTGCAATACCAGCAGCTAATGCTATTGGCCAAGTTAATGGATCTGCAAATAAAGTCATTGCTAACCCTACCATTGTTGCATAAGATATTAATGACGTACCAATACTAGTTAATGCGTCAGCTATTAACATAGCAAAAGCATTAAACACATCTACATTTTTACCAGCTAAAGCCTTGCCTAAAGATTCGCCCATTAAGGTAAATGAAGAAACAACAAAATTTTGTATAGAATCATTAATTGATTTTGCTGTAACATTCCATTGATCTCCATATCCCTTTAATTTTGCATTTAATTTATCAATAGAATCTAAATAAACTCCTATTGTGTTTGGGTTAAATGACATTGCAGCTATTACAGCTACTTTTGCTAAGGCTTGTTTAGTAAAATCAATTCTTCTTACTAAACTATCCCTATTTAATCTTTCTTGAATATTTAATTCTGTTTCAATATTACTAGTTTGCTTTTTTGCAAAACTTGCTTCATTATCTGCTTGTTCTTTTTTTATAGCAGCAAAAGCTCTATTTGAATCATTATATATTTTAGTTTCAAAATCTATATTAGCATTTATACTGTCTTGATTTCTTTTATATTCTTTATCATCATACTCCTTGGCAATTCTACCCATATTCGCCTTATAGGCAGCAAAATGAGTGGCTTCATCTTTAAACCCAGCAGCCTTCATTGTAGCTAGATTTTCCTCTAAGTCTAAAAGAGCTTGATATTCTTTTTTGCCTCTTTCATCTAAAGTATCTAAATATGATTTATTTCTAGCTTCATTTGCCGCTTTTTCTTTGCTTATTTGGTCTTTATTGCCAGATGTGTCTCCTCTTACATCTACTTTAGATAAGTCTGTTATTCTTTGTGCTAATGTTGCTTCTTTTTCAAGCATTTTGCCGTGTTCCTTAAGTGCCTTTGTGTGTTTATTTACATACTCTGGATTATAATAACCACTCTTTAATATAGCAATACCATTCTCATATTCAAACTTTAATCTGTCTTGTATATTTTTACTTAGCTCTTCTTCGAGCATTTTTGCTTTAACTACATTACCAAGATTATCAACATAAGCTGTATATGCTTTATTAAGAGAATTTACTGATGTAGTTTCTTTATCTAAATTTCCAAAATACTCTGGGTTAAGAGAGTTTAATCTTTTTACTATACCTGCTCTTTCCTCAGAACTTGTATTAATTTTTTTATACTGCTCTACTAATAATAATATTTCAGTAGCTTCTCCTTTTACGGATTCTGTTATTTTTTTATGTGCTTCTTGAAATTTTGATGCCCCACCAAAAGATTTGAATGCACCCATATCATAGGCAGTAAAAAATGCAATAAGTGCTGAAGTTGCAAGATAAATAGGGCCAGTCATACCAGCAAAGCCTCCTATTACAGCAGGTAAGTTGTTTTGAATACCTCTAAAACCATAAGGTAAATCTTGTAATATTAATGCAAAATTTGTATATTGTTGATTAGATTTTTTAACAGTATTTGCTGCTGAAGCTCCAGCTGTTGCTGCTTTAGTTTGAGCAGTAGCTAAATGAGATACACTAGCTGCTAAAGCGTCTGTACTTGCCTTAGTAAATTTTAAATCAACTCCTAAATCTTTTAAATAATTACTAAAAGCCTTTGTTGAAGCAGGAACATTTCCTAAATCGAATTTAAAATCAATTTGAACTATTTGATTATCTGCCATTATCCTATAAATTTATATATGTCCATATTTTTTAAGTACTGCCTTTAGTTCATCTTCGCCCATCACTCTAGGCTTTACAAAGTTACGAGTATCGCAGTCTAATTCAATAAGCTCACTAGGTTTAACTTTTTTACCTTTTGGTAATTGTATGTTAATTAACATTGTTGTTTGCCACCTAGTTCTAATCCATTGTTGCTCTTCCTCGTGTCTATAACCATACCACACAAAATCTAACTCAGCCATCGTCATCTCCCAAAACAAATGGGGAAGCACTTTGCACTCCCCCATTGTATATTTCTCTATGTCAATCCACTCTAATTTTTTTTTACTTCATCCTTTTTATTTGACTTAGTTGGGGCAGTTTCTATTCCACTATTTAAACTATCTGTTAGTGCTTTAATCACATCTTGGAACTTTTGACTTCCCATTCCTCCCATATCATCTACCCAATCACAAACCTCTATTTCACTAAAGGAAGGCGTTATGCCTTGTGAGTATAATGGATATTCAGCAGCAGCTTTCAGTAAGTTTATTATAGCATCTAAAGATGTTTGTCCACTTAAAGCCTCTCCTATGTCAGAAGGCCCTATGCCTTGTAATTGACAGAATCTTTTAAGACTCCAAGTACAAAAACGCATCGGTATCTTCTTTCCATCGGAAAGAGTTAATTCAAATTGTCCTCTCATTTTGGTTTATTTTTGGTTGGTTATTATGCGTTGGTAGCAATAGTTAATGGCCCTGTTCCTTTGAAAGAAACTGAGTAAGTAACTGGATTCTCCATATCAGCAGTCATATCTACGCTCTCGATAAATGCTTGACCTGAATAAATCACATCACCTGTAACTGGAGTTACACCATCTACTGTACCATTATTTACTGTTGTAAATTTAACTGAAACAGAAGCTCTAGCAACCGCTAAAGCATTTAGTTCTGCTGTGCTTACGTAAGTAACGGTTGACCCTGGTACTACTGTAGCTAAACCATCAGTAGTTAAAGACCAAGATTTTTGTCCACCAATCTCATCAGCCCATCCTAAACTTTGTTTAGTTGATGCATCTGGAGTATCTATTGCGATACTTAAAGAACAAGAAGTAGCAAATCCTATTACTTCTGATCCAATTAGAACTACTAATGAAGTTCCGTTAAAAATTCCTGTTGTCGGCATTTTATTTAATTTTAATTTATGTTAATTGATTCACGAAATGATCCATTGTTATCACCCTTCTGAAAACATAAGCTTCATTTACATAGTCAAAGGTAGCAATATTAGAGCTAACCCTTCTAGTAACTATCTTAAAATCAGGTGCCGTATTTGGGTAGTTAGGAGGATTAACTCCTACAATTTCTAGAAATGCATTAGTATATGTATCTACTGATTTCTGACCAACTTCACCTGCTTTAAAAGTCCTATAAACTATGTCAAATTGAATACTAACATCAAAACCAAAGCTTTGTTTATTACTATTCTCTGCTTGTGTCTGACTACTAATAATCATAAAAGGTGGTTCTACTGTGTCAGGTGCTATGGTATCATAAACACTCAATGAGTAAGAAGCCGCTGTAAGCTTATCTATATAAGCTTTCCTTAATGTATATCCGCAGTCCTTCATTTTTTACAAATTTAACGAAATATATTTATATCTTAATTGACTTCATTTTTTTAAGCATACCTGAGAATACTTCGCTATATGAATCAAACATATATGGTCTGTATGGCATTCTAGCTAATTTATTACCACGCTTAAATTTAAACGCATAATCTTCTAAACTACTCATATTTAAGTTAGGATAAGCAGGTATGCCATATCCTTGTCCTGTACCAAATTCAACAAAAGCAGCATATCTTACACTACCATTACCAGCACTAATACTAGCACCTTGACCTGGTGTAAATTTACTTTGTCTAATTGACCTAGCTAAATTACCAGTTCTTTCATATTTAGAATTAGGATTTATGATTGGTAGGTTAGATGCTTTATGATAGGCTTTGGTAGCCATTTCGTTTACAGCCTCATCTATAATTGCCTTAGATTCATTATACATCTTTTGTGGAGCTGCTTCAAACCTTTTAATTAATTGGTCAACCCCATATATGCTTACAGTAAACTTAGCCATTACTTAAGAGTTGCACAACCGATTAAATAATATTGGTTTAAATCTCCTTCGTTTATAATAGAGTTAATCATATAAGTTCTTGACTTCCAAGTAATTACAAGAGCATTAGTAAATGTCTTGCCTGTTGTATATCTAATTCTAAAAGTAATTGCATCACTCAAGCTGTCTCTACTAGTTATATTAGTCTT